AAAGGTGCATTAGTAATATCACCACTTACTAGCGAACTGCTAGTTGGAGTAATATCAACAATCATATCGCTAACGTTGTCTGTTGATACACCAAATCGTATTAGCTGTGGGCTTGATTTGATTAAATCAAATTCTAGTTGGAATTCAATTGGCTTGCTTTTGCTAGTGTCGCCGTACTCACCTAAACGGATCATCCAATCTTCGCTTAGTGTGTGATCAGCTGTAGTGCCAAACAAGTTGTTGTTTCTCATCATAGCAGTAATAGCTTGCTGTGTACCTTTGTACTTGCGCAAGCCTTTGCCATACGTGTATGCTGAATTGTCTTCAACAAATGTATTTGTTAAGTAAGTTGGCTCTGCATAACCAACATTGAATCTTGCTGTGTCACGAGTATCACGTGATAGTGTTTTGCTTTCAGTGTTGATGTTATCGTTTTCAATTTCACGTATGCTTGATTCGATGTTTGTAACAATACCTGTTGAACGAACCAAGTAACCCGGTGCTTCTACTTTACCATTCCAGTTGCGTGTACGCTCACCTACTAGTTTAATGCGTGGTTGTTGTATACCAACAATTGGATCATAAATTACATCGTTAAACTGTGTTCTGTTTTGGAAAGCAATAACGTGTTCGTATTCAACAACGTTAACACGCAATCCATAAATGTCTGCATCTGTTTTTGTGCTAAACTCTGTAGTGTATTCGCTTGCTACACCTGGGCAATTTGCATTTTCAGTGTCACGCAATACTAGAATATCTTTAGTTGCAATTTGTCTGCTGTCAGCGTCTAGAACATTTGCAGTACCATCATAAATGTATGCAATGTTGTCAACATAACCAATAGCTGGTTGCTTGTATCCTAGAGTATCTGTAATACCATTGAATTTATACTCTTGGCCTTCCTCTGCACTTAGTGTCCATTCAATTGCACTGTTTGCAGATTGAATCCAATCACCAAAGTTGTTAAAGCCGTTGTCTTCATAGTGCTTACCAAGTTCAACTAAGAAAGTGTAAAGCTCTTGACGTTTGCGGAACTCTGCACCATAACGTACATCTTGAGTTGTTCCTAAGAAGTTTAAGTAACGTGTTACATTTGCTGCGCCAACTTGTTCTGCTAAGCTCTTACCACCAAAGCTTGATACGGCTGTTGTAAAGCTTCTGCTGTTTGAATCATATCCGTATACTTTAAATGTTGTTGCTGTTTTAACAATACGTACACCGCTATAAAACACGCTGTGCGTTGGTACGCTTTTCTGTAGCATAATGTTATAATCTGGGCTAGGTATGCTTGTACGCCCTTTTTGATAGCTTCCGTCAATGCTAATATCAAGAATGTTTTTGTCTGTGTAACCACCTACGTGCAACATTAGTGTGCTGTTGATTTTTGCAATTGTTGTTGCTAGTTCATCTGCATTTACATTGTATGTGTTAGCCCATTCAAGTATGCCGTTGTTTAGTCCAAGTACTGTGCGCTGTTGTGCTTGCTGAACATCAGCAATAGCATAAGCATTAGTTCCGTCACCTGTAATGGTTACGTCAAAAGTATTTGGATATCCGTTGCTTGCGCCTTCTAATGATAGTCCTACAACTGCTCCGTCTTCAATGGCAACTGTAATTGTTGGTGTTTCTAATTCAGTTGTTACTGTTGCTGTTGCAGTAGTATATCCTGTACCGCCATCAATAACATCAATGTCAGTTATAGCACCGCCAGTGTAATTGCTTAGGTGCAGTCTGTCATTAAAGCTATCACGAACGTTATCTTTTTTATGTACGTTTTGTACAAACGCTGTGTTCAATCCTGTTACTTCAACAATGTTATTGATAAGCCAAGTTTGTTCAAATGTTCTGTACGGACGGTTTTGCAGTAGTACATCTAGGATTGCAAATTTGTATTCGCTTGTTGCACGCCATAGTGTTTCTACTGGTCCCCAGTCTCCAAATACAAACTTGCCTGCGGCTTGAATTGCTGTTGGTTGTGTAACAACGTTTGCTGTTACTGGATCATTTAGTACACCTGCTGTTGTTACAAGTGTGTTTGTGTTCCAATCGTATGCAGTTCTTGCATACTTGATGTTTGTGTTTTTGCTGTCTGTTGGATTGCCAACAACGCCATTTTGTAGTGCGCCAAGTAGTGCTGTACGTTTAGTAGCGTCAGTCCAGCTATAGTTTGCGTCCCACCAAGTTGGCTTGCGGTTGTGTCCAAGCATTTCCCAAGGATGTGTGTGCGGACGAGTTGTTCCAAAGAAGTATGTGTAAACACCTTCCCAGCCACCAATGAATGGAGTAACTGCACTATAGTTCCAAGTAAACTTATCAGCGGCATCATAAATGTCACTGTGGATTTCATTTACATTACTGCGTGAAGCATAACGGTTATACCAGTCATCTAATTGAGTAGCAATGTTGCTCCAAGTGTAACCAGTTGGAAAATGTGCGTTTGGCAAATCAACATCAATGTTGTTTACAACATTATGTTCGTTGCTCATATTACTAATAATGCGTGTTTCAAGATCAAGTAAAGCAGCACCAATGATGTCAAAGTCATCGTCTAGACTATTGTAAACTTCAGTGCCAGTTAGTGTGTGCTTGCTTCCGTCGTGTCCAATAAGAACGCCGTCAACTATTTCTACTTCTGTTGGACGGAACAATCCTAGTTTAACTGCACTTGGCGGAATAAAGCTAAGGTTGCCAAAGTCTGCTGAACGTATTCTTAGTGCGGCTGGTGTTACACTATCATCTAATATTGCGTTTGTTAAAGTAAGCGTGTTTGTTGTAATAGTATAATCACGTCCTTCGCTTAGTGTTTTCCAAACAAACTTTGTGCCATTAAACTCATATGCATATACATAGAAGTGACTGTTTGTTTCACCGAAGTTATGTTTACTTGCTGTTAGAGAAAATACTGTTTGCGCACTGCCTACATCAATACCAATGTCTTGGCTGTCAAGGTCTTCATAGAAAGCCATATCGCTTCTAGCGTATTTAAAGTCTTTGCTCTTACCAACATTAATTTCTTGTAGTGCAATGTCAACTAGTTCGTAAATTTCTTTGTCACTGTAGCTGTCATATACTTGACGGATTTTTGTTTTAAAGATATTCTTAAACACTTGATAATCGTTTGCAACACTAACTGCAGCATTAAACGGGTTTAAGCTATTGTTGTTTGTTAACCAAGTAAGTTTACTTGGGCTGTGCATTTGCTCACGTATTGTACCACCGTAAGTGTTTTGCGGAATCATATGATAGTTGTTGCGTCCAAATGTTTCGCCATTAAAGCCAGGTGCTGTAATCATTTGATCGTGGAAGTGATCAAACAAGTTGCTGTAGAAAACATTTGTAAAGTCTTTGTTAATTGGGTTATACTTGTGTACTGGTGCTACATCGTAAACTGCATTATCGACTTGTTCGTTAGCAATGTATGATAATTCAAATACATCATCAACTGTTGGTGTTGCTGTTACGTTTAGAATGTCTGTGTCAACTGTAAAGTCTGTGTTTTCAATTAGGCGTTTGCCATTGCGTGTTAGGCTAATGCGCTTGTTGAATTCTTCAATTATAAAGAATGTTCCGCTGATGCTGTTATCTGTTGTGCTACGATAAACAATGCTACCTTTGTCATATCCGGCGCCAACACTAATAGTAACAGTGTTGCCTGTTGTTGAAACTGTAACATCTGTAAGTGTGAATCCGTTTGGATCAACAAATTCTAAATCGTGTGTGTTGTCTTTGATTGCTTTTTCAAAAGTATATGTTGTACCTTTGTGCAATACAATTGTTGGATTGCTTTCTTTAAAGTCAGCAATGTCAAAATATGATTTAGCCGCAAACTGATATTTGCCGTTGTCAAATCCAATAACAAAGTTGCTTGCAAAGTTATATTCAGTTGTGCCTAAGTCAAAGCTAACTGCACTTGTGTCTGTTGCGATGTGTGTTTTTACAACTGGTACACGTTGGTCTTCACGTACTGGTTCCCAGCCACTGTGGTATGTTCCGGTGCAATGGTTTTTGTAAAAGTACAAGCCTTTTACTTCAGTTGGTGTAGCACCTTGGTTGTAACGAACTGTTTGAATATCAAAGTTAAACTTGTAGTCTGCGTCTGAACTTGATTCGTTGTATGTTGGAGCAAAGCCTAGTTCTGCATCTTCAACGCCAGCACTGTTTACTTTGTAAGTAAAGATGTTGTTTCCAACAAAGTCTGCGTTTGTAAGACTGTCTAGTTTAACACCTGCGTCATTGTAAAGTTGGAACAATGGTGGTGTGCTTGGATCTAGTTTTTGTTGGCCGAATACCCAAGTTACGCCATTAAAGTGCATTTCTGCACCTGCGTAAGTTTCGCTTGCACTGCGTAAAATATGAACTTTATCAGTGTCGTTTAATGTGCCAGTTACGTCTGTTAGTACAATGCTAGTACCTACGCCAGTTACTGTAAAAATCTTATCGTTGTAGTCTACGTTTGCACTGTTGATAAACAACAAGCGATCGCCTTCTTTAACGCTTTCACCGATTAGCTGTTTCCAAGTTGCTTGGTTTCCAAATGCACCTGGGTTAGTTGCTACAGTATGTTCTAGAATACATTCGTAATATGTTACGTTGCTGTCTGCATCTTCGCTGTAAACTCTGTCGCCTACATTATAAACTTGGCTAGTCCATTCAGTTGTAATAGTGTCTGTAACGCTGTTATAACTAGCTTGTCCAACAATGTTTGTTTCTGGAGTATCGTTGCCAATAACTACTTCGTCAATGTTTGTTAGTGCCGATGTACCTGCATCCATAAGTTCTAAGTCTGCATCATAACAAATAATAGGACGGTTACCCGAAGCTTCAGCAGTTGCATAATCATTGATGTTTAAATCAAGATATCCAACTGTGTTTTGTAGTGCATAAAAGCTATACCATTGGTTGCTTCTTGCCCAAGCGTTTGCACTGCAATCGCCTCTGTTTGCAACAATATAATCTTTGCGTAAGTTTAGGTAAACACTGTCGTCCCAGTCTAGTTCGTCCCAAAGGAATATGTCCCAAGGCTCAGGAATACGTGGTGAATAAACTTGTGTTTGGTTGAATACAATATTATCGTTTGAATCAACGTGTAGTACAAGACGAATTTGTTTGCCAACGCCTTCTACAAAATAAATGTTGTCTACGCTGTGTTCTGTTCCGCTTACATTAGCACCAGTGAATTGAACTCGCATACCGCTTACTAGTTCAAGAGTTTTTCCATTAGATAACTCAGGTGTTGTATAAGTTGCACGTTCAGCAATGTGATCGATATTAATTGGATTTGCCGCTGTTGGATTAACTACACAAACAGGAATGTTTTCGCTTAGCCAATAATAGTTTGTAAAGTTAATAAACATATCACTGTCAATTGGCAAGCTAAGAGCATAACCAGGTTCTGTCATTAGACTGTCGTGATTAACTGTGTCACTGCCAACGTACTTTAGATTGTTAATTGCATTAATATAACTAGTGCCTTCTTCAACACTGTCAGATGAAACAATACTTGTTCCTGGTGCAAGCTGATAGTTTGTTCTAGTTGCACTGTGTTCTGCGTTAAACAAATCAACATTACTGCGATACTTTGCTCCGCCAACTTTACCCCAGTACGTATCCAACGATTCTGTACTGCTACTGCTTAGTAGCTGATCAAGTGTTGCTTTAAAGAAACGCTTGTTTGTTTCAGTTTGAAAGATACCTGGAAGAAAATTTGCACTACTTCTTGTTTCAGTACTGATACTATTTTCTGTACTTTGTGTATGGTTTTTTAGTGCTTTAGGGTTAGCAGTATACTTCGACATTTATTATTATCCTTACGATATTCTTAGATTAGTAGTTGTTAGGTTGTCTACTATTTCAACGTTTGCTAGTGATACATCTGGAATGAATAGCTCATCTGTTTCTGGTGTTACTTGGAACAAGTTACCAAAGGCGCTACTTTCCTGAAGTGGTACAATCACAACACTACTTATGATGCCTGCAAGACGGTTATGCAAGTGAGCTGATAGCTCTGTAAAGTAGAATGTTTCACCAAACTCCCAGTTTTCAACGTTGAAGTATTCGCTAATTGCTTCTAGTACACGACTTTGTACTTCACTGTTTGTTAGTGTTGTACCACGTACTTTAACAACACGGAACTTTGCTTGTAGTTCGCTGTCTGCTGTGTTACCAAACAATGACTTGTATCTAGCACTGCGGTAAATCATTTTGTCACTGATTGCACGTTTTGTTTCAATGTCTGTAAACATTGTGCGTAGTGATTCGCTTGTTGGTGGCAACGGCATAGTATCGTCGTCTCTGTCACTTGATAGCCATTCACGATAAAGTGTATCGTAGCTTGAAGTTAAAACATATAAGTCAACTACGTTGCTCACGCTTGGATCAATTCTTTGATCGCTGTCTGCAATTCTTTTCCACTGGAACTTTAGTCCTGCTCGTCCGTCAACACTGTCTGCGGCAGTTGAATCATATACGCTGTAATCAAAACCAGCTTCTGTTTCTGTGCCCAAGCCAATGCGCAAGCTTCCAACTAAGTCTTGGAATGCCAACGGATTGTCTGGATATAAGTCTTCTGCAACATTTGAGATAGTTGCAATAACCTTACGATCATTTGTGTAACCATCGCTTTCGGTATAATATTTGTATCCATAAAAGCTTACATCGTTTGGCATTGAAGTTGTTAATCCAGGTGCAGTGTTTACACTATAAACAACTAGTGTATCACGTTCTGGTTTATTTGTTTCTTCGTTGAATTTAATTTTGCTGTTTTGGTTATAAAAGCGTACTGCCTTTTCACTGCCAAATACAATACGGAATCTACGTGAAAGGAATGTCCACTTGTCTGCACTGTAGCTAACACGAATTAACCAACTGTTGTCATTGCTAGTTGCGGCTGTTGCTAAATCAAAGTAGCTTGGATTGTTTTCGCTTGCTGGTGCAAGGTTGCTTCCTAGTACAATTCTCCAACGTGATGATATTGCATCATAACGCAATCCAAATTCGTTTCTGTTTTGAATTTGTTCAAGTATCTGTGTAACTTCGGTATCGCTAAACTCCGTATTATATGCCGGGAATATTCTGCTAATCTTGGCACTGTTTGGAATAACTTTGTTAAGTGTAATAGCACCTTTACTGTTGATGTTACGCCCAGTTGGTTGTCCACTGTCGTCATCAACACCTAAGCCGTCTTGGTAAACGTCTGTGATTCTTGCCCAAGTTGTATTGCTTGCACTGTCAGTAAATTCAAGTATACTTCCAATTTGTACTTTGTCCATATCAGTTGTAACACTCGGCCCTGTACGCTGAATAACACCACCTTTGGTAAAGTAACCAGTGCTTGTGCTGTTGTTTGATGTTTCTTGTTGCCAAATAAATGCATCTGCTTCTGGAGTTATTGCAACTGTTGTTGGTGCATACTCTTGATAGAACATATTAACAACTTCCGGATTTTGAATCAATCCTTTGATGTGCTTGTTAAATAATTGTGTGTTGCTTAGTGTAGTTGGAAGTGCAACTGTTACACGATCCAAACTATTTTCACTGTAGATATAACCATCGTCGCTGATCATATTAACTGTTTGGTATTGTGCTGTTGGATCATTTAGATCATAAAATCTGCTGTGTCCACTGTGTGTTCTGTTTACGCTTTTTAGTTTAATAACATTTTCACTTGACAACATTGGATAAACTGTATAGTCTTCGGCAGTAATCATACGATCCTGTGCCGCAAATACTCTACCAGCTTGATCCTTAATGCTTGCTACGCCTTCACGTGAACTTGCATTGTTTACACTTGCGTCTAGTGTTGCTGTAAAACCAGCAGTGTAAGTATTGCCATCTCTTGCAACATAATCAAAGCTAAACGATACTGTTCCTACGTCCTGTGGGTTTAGTGTGTATGTTGCGTTTAGTCCTGTTCTATACCAAACACGAATAACACCACGTGGAATATCTGCATATACACCATCGCCAAACTTAATTGCAATGTTGTCGTTGTCTAGTGTTGTTACGCTGTACAATGAGCGTTGTTTGTTTGTAATGCTGTTGAAAATTGCACTAGTTCCGTAAGTACTATCAACCTTTGTCCAGTTGGTTTTAACATCACCATCAGTGTCAATGTTTTGTACCCATACGTCATTGTTGTTAACTCTTGCACTGTTTACGTCAACAGCTAGATTACTAATAGCATTGTCTGCATTGTAATCACTGTATTGAAGTGTACCTTGTTTAAAGCCAACAAAGAAACCTGTGTCTGAACTGCTATTACCTTGTGTATCATTTCTGTAAACAAAGTTAAAGCCGCCATTTGGTGTTGGTGTTGATTCCAACAAGCTTTGTCCTAGTTCGTTATCAATGTAGCTACTGTGAATTTCAAATGCTTGTTGTGTTCCGTTTACACTTGCTCTAAAGCTGTGTACAATGTCTTGATCATCTGCAACGTTAGCTGTGTAAGTTTCAGTTTTAACACCGTCAACTGTACCTGCCGCTGTTGGCTTACCAAAACGGTTTGTGCTTTGGAATACTTCGTTCATTACAAGTAGGAAGTTTTGATAAGCATTTGGATCTTGATCATCTTCAAATCTTGTTACTGCGTTACGCAAGCTAGTACCGGTTACATCAAAAACATTTTGCGTTGTTTTAACTGAAGTTACTTTTAGTAGACCTTGTGCCGCTACGCTACGACTTGGTGTGTAGCCTAAGAAATCTGCAATACGCAAAACGCTGGCACGGCGCTCTGCTGTACTTAGGAAGTTCTCTCTGCTAGCCAAATCAACACGGAAACTCAAGTTGTGTCCTAGGAACGCAATAAGCTCAACTAGGGAAGTAAATTCACTTGATTGAATCCAGTCATTGTAGTTTTCTGGATAGTTGTTTTGAATGTAGTCAACCATTGCACTACGGATTGTATCGTAGTCATATGATTTAAAGTTTGCTTGCTTAAAGCTGTCGTAAACAACTTTGAAATCTTCTGCCGCAAACAAGTTACGTTGTCTTGTACTCTGTGCCATAATTTATATCTCTTCTTCTGATGTATACTTTAGGTACAACTGGTCAGCTGTGCCATCAGTTAAGTATGTTAATTGTATTTCGCATTCAATGTAGTTGTCTAGCACTGTAACTTTAACATCGTTAAAGTGCCAACGTGGATCAGTGTCAATGACACTTATAACGTCTTCTTCTACTAATTCAATAGTTGCACCGTCTAGTTGCTCAAACACTAGCTCAGGCAGAATACTGCCGAACTCTGGTTCGCCAAGACGTTCACCTTTACGTGTGTAAAAGTGATTTAGCAAATCACGCTTAGCAAGCTCTTTGTCTTCAAGAACAAAGTTGCCAAAACGTTTACCTACAGTTGAAAATCCTCTAAATGTTACCATACTACTATTTATGGCAGGAAATAACTGCGTACTTTAAATGTTAATGAGTTTGTGTTTTTGTGGATCAACTACTAACAATTCTTCAGGCCATTGCAAGAAATCCTGCCAACTTGCACAAGGAATTGTTAGTTTATAGCATTTACTTTGATTGTAAATTTCTCTAAAGCCAGGCAACCAAGGTTTGTTCATTGGCTTAATATCTCTGTTGTGTCCTTTTTTGTGATTACAACTTTTACACGCTGTTGCGATATTAGTCCAAGTTGTACGCCCGCCATCGCGACGTGGAACAACGTGATCAAATGTTAACTCGTGCGAGTGAAATACTATGCCACAGTATTGACAACGATATTGATCACGAATAAAAACATTTTTGCGTGATAGTTTAGCGTATGTTGGCTGACGTTGGTAATCTGTTATACTAACAATACTAGGAACTTCCCAACTTGTATCTGCACTTCTAACTTTCCAGTCTTCGTGCATTTTAACAATTTGGTACTTGTCACTAAAGTATACTCTCATTGCTTCTTGCCAATTCAGCGTACTGACTGGACTAACTTGTATAGGGGTATAGTCGGCATTGAGAAGTAGAGTAGACATAGCTTTCCTTCGTATTGTCTAGATTTCGGTTGCTGTGGTGATGCTAGTATTATAACAACATTTGCTGCAAAGAGCAACCGGTTTATTTTAGATATCGCATTCTTCTGTTGTGGTTGTGCCTAAACGAATTGCACGTTGCTTGCGCCCTTCGGTCATATTAGGTAAAAACGTGTCGTACTCTCTATAGTAAGCTACTTCTACTTGCTTTACTTGTGTAGTGTCTAATAGCCCACGAGTGTATTCAGTAACAGTGTGACCACGTGCTTCACGCAACATCCATATTCTGTTTTGGCTTGTGTAGTAATCTGCTAGAACAAGTGCTCTAGCTTCTTTTAATCTACGACTGCTGTCTTGACTGCCATTGGCTATCATATCAGCAACTAGTTTCCATTGGTTGCCTTTTATTGCACGTTCAATATTATACAAACCTTCTGTGCCTTGTACTGTGCGCCAACTGCCTGTTGAAAAGTACAAGCTCAACAATGCATCAAACTGTGCTTGTGATATAGTCTTAACTGGAAGCTGTACAATTAAACTTTTTTGTTTGGCAAATACTGCCTTACGCCAATGTGTGTACGCTTCGCTTTCTGTTGGTCCTGTGTTTTCACTTGGATTGGTATATCCGTAACCTGTTACTAGTTTACCTGCACTGTTGGGTTTTTGATACATACGAAAGCGTTCAAAGCTAAGCATAACATCCAACATTTTTGTGCTAACACTTATACCACCAATGTTTGCTAAAAAGTCTGTGGCGTGGTTGTCTAGCACTGAGTATTGTTCCCAGGGTATGCGTTTGTTTGTTGCTACGTTGTTTAGTGACATTAGTATCTTCCTGCTAAGTGATTATCTATGTATCCTCTAAGACTCGAAGGAACACTTGAATAACTAAAGTTTGAACCCCAGCCTGCTCTTGCACCTTCACGAATATCAATGTGTACACTTGTACTGTAAACACCAATACCAATACCGCCGTGTTTGCTTCCTAGTTCAATAATCTGAGCTTGTTGAGCTCTTGACATTCCTTGTCCGTTGATAACAAAGTCAACTGCTTTACCTAACATATGTTGACTACGCTTTGCGCCGCCAACTCTGTCGTTGTGACTTGGACTACGATATCCTGAAGTAATTTGTAATGTTAATCCCATATCGCGAGCAATGTTTGCAATAATTTGAATTAGTGCTGGATCAACTCTTCTGTCAACACCACTGCGCCAAGTAACATATTCGTTACTGTCTGCTGGGCTAGGATCAAACGCCGGATCACTGTAGTCACCTAATTGTTCACCTGTTGTTTGTACCGGAGTAGTTGTAGTAGGCTGATAATAACTTGTGCTGTTTTCTGCACTAGCAACACCTTCTTCACTGCGAGTATCAACACGACTAACATTTAAGTGTCCTGCCCAAGGTTCGCTTTCTGGAACTCTACCTGTAATTGTTTCGGTAAACGTTGTGTTGCCTGGGTGTTGTACTTTTAATGGTAAGCTGGCTGCCGCGGCATTACTGCTACTTGAATTCATATAGATATTGCTGGCTGTTTCGCTGTAATTACCTGCGCATTTGATGCTACCATTGGCGTCTGAATGCAGTGCCATATTGCTTGCACAATACGCATCTAGTGTACCAGATTCTGCTTCTAGTTTAATTCCGTGTACGCCTGTTGCTTTAATATTAACAGCATTACCTTGCATATTAATATTGCCTTCGGCTGTAACATTAAAGTCGCCTTGTGTTGAAAAGTTAGTGCTGTTGTAGCTGAATACATCTAAGTCGCCTGCACTATTCATTTCAATCCATACTGTACCATCTTTGTTAATAAAGTAAGTAAGTCCGTTTTGATCATCCATTAGTATTTGAGCACCACCTGCTGTTCGTACTCTAACCATATTATGATCAGCACCTTCTTTAGTACCATCGTCTAATATAACTGCGTGTCCACTTGGGCTACTCCAGCTTGTTACACGACTAGGTGATTCTCTAGTAGGGTTACTAAAGTTAAGTCCGCGAATTCTATCTTCGTTTAAGCCTTGTGTTCTAAGTGCTTCTGCTTGCGGGTGTGCGGCTGGACGTTGTGTTTCTGTTTCACGTGTTCGTGGTAATTCTGCAGCTTGTGTAAACTCGCCGCTGTCAGTTTGTCTTGCAACTGGACCTGCCATATTTGTAATACGTTGTTCGTCTGGTAGTACACCAAGTACAATACCTTTATCGCTGTCGCCGCTGAATGCTACTACAACATCTGTTCCTGGAGGTGGTGGTGGAGCCCAACTACCAAAACTATTTTCGCTACCGCCGCCACCTGTTGGAGTCATATACTGACACCATACTGCACCAATAAAATCATCTGGGTTATAATCGTCTGTAACGTCAGGACGCATTGTTCCAAAGAACTTTGAAATCTGTACTTTGATACGTCCCATATTTCTGCTGTCGCCAGTTTCAACTACAAAGCCACGATATATTCCTGAAGGAATCTTAATGCCCTTGTTCATAACGTTTTGGTTATAAGCTTCACGTACTTTTCTACTGCTTGTGTTTGTTGTTTTGTTTGCCATTAGAACGGACCTTCGTTGTCAATTTGATCTTGCAACTCGCCCGGATCAATTGTTGTTTGTACAGTGCTTGCGCTAGTATTTGCTATGTCAACTGGCGTGTCGTTTTCAATTGCGCCAGCAATAGTACTTGTGTTAGTGCCTAAGTCTCTTGCACACTTTAGGTGTTGTGTAAACATACCTTGTTGGTAGCTTGTAATAACACTAAGCACACGATACAACGCACTGATTTGATAATCCGGATCAGGTTCACGTCTACCATTGTCATCTTCGTCTACGCCTACGTTAACACGCAAATATAAAAACTGGCCGCCACGTTCGTAGTCTGCTAAATTTAAGCCTGTTGTTTTTTCTACTTGGAAGCCGCCTGGTGAGCCTAACCAATATGGATCGCCTTTGATTCCTAGTTCAATAGTAATCATATCACCTGCGTTCTCTAAGTTTGTTTTAACTGCCGCATAGTTTAGTGCGCCACCTAGTACGTCATTTTCTGGACCATACACGTCACTGTCATCAACAATATCACCTGCAAATTGCAAACGCATATCGATATCTGTTCCTGGTGCAGTTTCAAGATCTGATCTTACTGAGTCAGCAAGACTAACTTGATCTTTACGTAATTGATCACTGCGTGAAGTTAAGCTTGTAATATCTTCTTCGTCTTCTTGAATAGCACTTCGTATAATGCTGTCTTGATAAACGTTAGCAACGCTTCGTAGTTTGCCTTCTAGGGCAGTGCTAGCATCGCTTATTCTTTTTTGTATATCACGTAATTCTATTTTATTTTGCTGTAGCTTTTCTAACGGAGTTACTGCGTTCTGTCCTGCTAATGCACTTACTGTATTTTGATCACCAAAGCGTCCGTTACCAATAACACTTACTGCAAAGTATGCATAATCAAATTTCATATCTAAGTCTAGTACTTCTGTGTTTGCACCAGTGTACAAATAGTCATAGCGTTTGCGAAGTAATCCTTGACTGCGTAAATTGTTTACTCTTGTATTTTGTATTCCTGAGTCTGTGATACTTGATAGATACTCAGTGCTGTCGATAATTTCATCTGCTACAATGTGAGGAATAATACGATATGTAATACGTTTTGCATATTCGCCTCTAAGTGGATCATAGTTTGTATATTCAACTTGTGTAATTACTTTGTAGAAAACTTTAAAGTGTTCCAATGTAGTTGTACTTGATTCGTGTGCGCCATCTTCTCTAGCAAAGCCGCCATCGTGTAGTGGAATCTTTTTATATTCTTCTGTACATTGAAGTGCTAGTCCAACTATGTCAGTAATATTAGAACCGTTGGTAATACTAAAGCTCATCTTACCGTCAGCTCCTAAACCAACTCGTGATTGTCCGCTAACTTGTAGTCCATCTTCAGTTTGTTGGAACTTCCAATTTCCCCAGCTACTAATTGTATCATCTAGTTCAATAATATACTGATCAGCATAAACTGCGTTAGAGTTGTATTCTAAGTTAAGCTGTTCACTTTCTTCAATACGCTGATTCATTAAACTAACAAACTCGTTTACACTTGACGCTTCAAATGTAAGTTGATTCTTAAGAACATTTTCCAAGTAGCTTAGTCCTTGTGTTCCTGCTTCAACTGCGCTAAGTGCGTATGTTGTTCCGCCGTCATTGATGTTAAATTCAAATCTTCCAACTACCAATGGATAGTAAAACTTGCGTGGGAATGTTTTTGCTACACCATTGTGGTCACGTCCATTGAAGCTGACAACCATAAGATACTTAATGTCTTTAGGATGCGGAACACCAAGTGATACTGCATTTTCACGAAGCTGTTTTAATAGTGTTGTTCCAACTGGTTCAATAATTTGAATGTCAAACTTGTTACCAAAGCTTGCTCTGGCATCGCCGTGTCCAAGAGCGTGAACTTGCTCTACACGAGAAATGTTATAACGTGATTCCTTTGCATTATCTGCAACTAGTCTAACACGGTTTCCGTTTTCAAGTGCTGACTTATAGTCAGTGATATCGTTAGGATGTAACTGGTACAATTCAATATTGTACGTGTATGTTTCAAACATATCTAGTGGGTTACTTAAAAATGACATATGTGTTAAACGCCTATCACGCTACTGTTAATTGGTACACGAATAGTAAGTCCTGACTTAAAATCGTATATTGGATTGAGAATTTTGTTTCTGTTGTACAATACAAACACCCACCATAAATCACTATCGCCGTATAAATCGTGTGCTAGTAAATCTGGACGATTATGATACTTTTGATCTAGTGTAACAGTTTTAGTGTTTTCAAAACTAATATTCAAAGGTGGAACATAAAGATCAAGAAATTCTTTTTGCATCGGAGTGTTTCTGTAATTGCTTGTGTTCTTATACTTAGCCATTATATAAACCCCTTGTTATTTTTGTAAAGACTTCCGCTAGCCAATGCGCCAACACTAAACTGGTTTTGTCTTTTTGGACTGTACTGTGGCATTAGGTCAATTGCAATTGTCATCATAACTGGAAGTTGTGTAACGCCTACGCCTTCTACTTCAAATTCAATGTAGTCCATATCATCAGGATACGCTAATGTAAAACTGCTAACCAGAACAGGTACGCTTTGAAAATTCATTGCGCCATAAGCACTGAAGTTTAGTACCGGTGGCGGTGTACCACGTGTTGCGTCTGCGCCAAAGTCCATTTTAGTTACAACACGCAAAAAGTGTATTGCTGCGGCTGTGTATTTTGCTTCGTCAACAGTTTGGTTAATAAACTGTGCTGCAACTTGTAAGTTTGGCGCACGAGTTCTTGCATAAGCGTGTTGCTGATAGTTTGAATGTACTGTGTCATATGTGTTGTAGTCAACACTTGATTGTGTAGTAATGTTTGGCGAATATGGAAATACTATGCCTCTGCTTGTTTTGCTAAGCGGACTACCTGGTCCAGTAGCAGGCAAGCTATAGCCGCCTTTTGTTAATAGTTTTGCACGTTTATCTGTTTGCATTGTTACGTCCTAGTTTAGTGTCCATAATGGCTTGTACTTCTTCGTCATAACTTCCAAATAGATCTACAATAAATTTTTGTGCTTGCTCATCGTCAAGAGTAACGTACTGGTTGCGTAATTCAGTAGCACTCTTAGCTGGCTTGCCAAGAACATTAAATGTTACAGTTGGAACAACTTCCAAGTAACCGTGCGTGTCAAATGTTTCACGATCTGCTTGATTGTGCTGGTAGTAGCTTGGGCTACCATCTTTTTTAGTACCCGGCTTAAAGCGAGCTGCTTCTCCGTCCATATCTTTTGCACCTACTCCAAACACTGCGGCAGTATTGCTTTCGTCGTGTTTGCTTAGTATATTTTTAGCAATGTATGGTTGTGGTTCTTGCACAATTGCATCTGCTGGAATGCCCGTAAGCATCATCATTTTCTTCTTTTCCTCAAAGCTAAAAGGGCTGTTAGGCTCTACTTTTGCACTTGTTGCTATGTATACTTTGTCGTATTTCTTGTTCAAATAGTCATAAACTGCACGATGTCCTTTGTGAAAAGGATGGAATCTGCCCGGGTATACTGCAATAGTCTTAGTTGCTTTTGCTTCTGTGAGGATGTCATTTATACGCATTTTTAGTTCTCCTGATACTACTATTTATCAAGGCAAATCTCCGGTTGACACGTATGCCAATCTATCGTATTATAATAGTAACCAAGGAGTCTAAATATGGCTAAAAAAGTAAATTATTTGAACAACAAGGAGTTGCTGGTGCAGATACACCGTAGCAAGATGAGCTTCTGTTGGGTTCAAGACGAAAAGTTTTATAAGTTCAACGCAATTATCAAAGACGAAGACACAATTACACCCGAAGTTATTAGCGAAGCTAAACAACATCGTGCAGATGTTATTGCTGCAGAACGTCACGCTGTTGCACTTGCAGAGTGGGAAAACACTCCAAACAGAAAAGCAAAAGATAAACCACGTCCAATTGACTATAAGTTCAGTGGCGAAGAGTTGTCTAATGAAGATATTGTTATTCGTGTAATGACATTTGATCACGTTCCAAAAGAGCCTGGTCGTAAGAATAAACCAAAAACAGTTGCAGATCATCACGCACGTTGTAACTTTCCTCCGTATCGCCACGTTGCGTGGATTAACGAGTCTTGGCAGGAAGTAGCACGTAGTCACTGGGAAGGTGGACTAGACAATGGTCAGTTTAGTGTGTCACACGGACGCATTACAGAAAAGCTTGCAAATATGATGATGAGACTATGTTTCCGTTATAGTATGCGAAGCAACTGGCGTGGTTATACATACGTAGATGAAATGCGTTCACACGCACTTGTACAACTTAGCCAAATTGGTTTACAGTTTGACGAAAGTAAATCGCAGAATCCATTTGCTTATTACACTGCCGCTATTACAAATAGCTTTACTCGTGTACTAAACTTAGAAAAGCGTAACCAGAATATCCGTGATGACTTGTTGCAAGCTAGTGGGCAAATGCCAAGCTTTA